CATCCGCTACAATAACTTTATCATTTGGAAATCGCTCTTGATATAATTTAGCTAATTCTTCATCTAATTCCACTGCCGTAACTTCTACATCAGTTACTTCATCCCACTTATATCTATTACCCCCAAGACACGCATATAGATTTAGTATTTTCATTTGTTTAATTTGAAGTAAGGTGTAATCTTAAATAAGGTTTAAGCCTTGTTTCTACAAAGTTGTAAAATAACTCATCTGACATTACGTCAAACTCTTTATATTTATCTGTAGTTCTTAATGATTTTAGTTTTTCTATTTCTTTGTTTTTTTCTATAAGAGCATTAGACATATCAATTATTCTTTTTTCTAAACTTTCTAAGTAGGATATTTCTTTTAGATTTTGTGTTTCTATTATGTCTTTATTGATTATTACAGATGCTTTTTTATATAGATTGATATACTGATTATCGTTTTTTAAATGATTGTCAATAGCCTTAAACATATGTATGACAGTTGCGTGGTCTCTGTTTATAGGTTTAGCAATTTCAGCTAAAGACAAATACGGAAAGATATCTTTACACAGTTTTGCATATACAGCTCTGGCGGTTACGTTTTCCCTACGTCTGTTTTTTGTTGTAATCTTTTTGTTATGCAGCCTTTCAATTACTTCTATAATTTGTTCTTGTATTTGTTTTTCCATTCTAATATTTTCTAATCATTGTTATTGGGTGTATTGGACGATGCCAAAATACTCTAAAGTTATTCGCTGTTACTTTCACTTTCTTCCCCTGATAGTTTATCTGTACATTCCCACCGGTAGTTATGTTCCCAAAATTGCCACTCTCGCATTGTGTTTTCATTATCTGTAACCAAGTTTTAACAAATGATAACACTCTATAAAACGTTCACGAGCCTTAGAGCGGTATATCTGTTTAAATAGACCTAAAACCTTCTTTTTATAGCCAAAGTCTGTAGAAACGCCTTTAAATAGCTTTTTAGCGTATGTCGCACCATATCCTTTACAGTAGTTTACGTTATCGGCAGTATCACCGATTATCATTTGTTCGTAAAAGTTGTATAAGGCATCTTCTTTAGACAAGGTAATAAATTTTCTTTTATTGTAATTATATATCGTACCCTCAAACTGCAAGTAGTCTTTATCTATTGAAACGATAATACAGTTTTCGTGACCTATCTTTTCTCTAAATATTGCTACTAAGTCATCGGTTTCACATCCATTAGCTACTTCCGGTTCGTAATACTTATCGACATACTTACATAATATTTTAAAGTATTGCGGCTTTTCTGGCGATCTGTTTGCTTTGTAAGTCTTTGTAATGTATTTCCTAAAGTTGTTTTTAGATAGCCCAAAAGGTATTACTTCTTCTATCTCATAAAATTCCTCAAGGTCGTTTACTGTCTTTTGAAAAAATTCATCAAATTTAAACATAGCCTCTTCTGGAGAGTCGACATTATAACAAGCTGAATATAATAAGCTGTCTATGTCAAATAAGACAATCATATCTTATCTATGTTAAATTGATGTTTAACTGCTTCCCACCAAGTACGATACTGGTACTCTTCTTCAGTGTAAACTTTAATTACTCCGTTCTTGTTTGTTATCGTGTGTATCTTTGTTGGCAGTATCTTGTGTATCGTTTTCATTTATATCCATTTTTTCGTAAATAAACCTGAACAATCTTTCACAGGTCTTTATATGTAGTCTTAATTGTTGTTCAACAAAGTTTAAATGTTCGTTTAGTTCCGCAATCTTTTGCGCTTGTGTTATTCTACCCTTTCTCATCGAATTGAAGCCTCCCAACAAGTATTAGAACAATAATCGTCTTTGTCTAGTGGTTTACCACATTCCCTACATTCATATTCCGGTTGGTTGTAAGGATTTAAAAAGTCTAAATCTTCCATTATTTATTATATTTTTCTTTGAATTTGTCTTTAGGTTCTTTACCCCATAGATCGTTTACTTCTTGTTGTAATTCTAAACAACGCTTTTCTAATTTATTAAAACTATCTCTATAGAGCTGTCGTTCTAGTTCTACCATATTTGTATGCTCTACTATATATTGAACCGACTTGATTAAGTCTTTTAGTTCTTTGTTGTTTGGTTTTTTGTCATACCATTTAGTCAGTACATCTAAAGCGTGTTCGGTTCTATTTAAAAAAATATATTGATGTAGATCGTTCATTATAATACAAACCCCCTTTGCGTTATTGGCAAAAGGGGAAAATAATTAATTTAAAAGATTAGATATAATAGTTCCTAGCTGATAACCTACATAAGCAAATGCAAAGTATAGGAACGCTGATTGTAGTTTTTTGAATAGTTTTCCAAGTGTTTTCATATTATTATAAAGTTAAATTTAGTCTAAATCAATTTCGTGAAATAAAAAACTTCTACCAATAGAATCAAAACCTGTATTTAATTTTGTGTCTGATGCTACTACACAGAAATACCAGGTTTTACCACTTAAACCTTTATTTATTTCTTTTACTCTCCACAATGGATAATTAGTATCTATTTTAGGTCTTACTAATGAATTAATTTTGATTGTCATAATTTTTGATTTTTAATTTGTTAGTGTAAATATACAAATTATTTAATTACTAACAAAATTGTTTAAAATTAATACCATACATCATTTGGGTTTATGTTTGATTTTTCAATAACAGATGCCAAATGTTCTGACAATAAATAAACTTCTTTGTCCTTTCTATCTTTTGACCACATTGTAGTACTAGGACATCTTAGACTTTTAACTTCTGGAATATCGATTTTATTAAGCCAATATATATAATAACCTTTGGGATCATTGACAAAATATAATTTGACTACATCTTTAGGTAAGGCCATTAGCTTGTCATATTTGTATTTTTCCAGCATTTTGTCTTTGTAGTATTTGTTTCTTACTTTTATTTCAACAACGCATTTGTTGTTATTTGGTGTTTTACCTTGTAAATCATAAAAAGTATTTTGCTCTCCTACCCATTTCAAATTAAAACCCATTAATTCATTAAGCATTAAACATATAGTCTTTTCATATTTTTCCGAATCATCCTTTGTCATATAATTTGTTTATAGCGTTAATACGTTGCTGCCATATCTTACCGCTACACCCACAATCTACACTTATTCTTTTATTTAGTTCCTCTGCAAATATCTTTACTATAAGTTCTCTATCGGTTCTGGTAAGGTCGTTTGATTGAATTGCTCTAAATTCAGTCCATAGGTCGTAATTTTCTTGTCTCATTTTCTAAATATCTTAAAGTTGTCTAGCTTTTCCTTTCTTTGTTCGCACCCACAATCCTCGCCCCATACTTTTTTTACGATCCACGCAATGCCCGTAAACTTAAATATCTGTTCTAGAAGCGTTCCAATTTTCATAATTTTGTTTTATTTCGTTTTTAATTATTTTTACCGTGTTATAAAGGGAGTAATAACTTATTGTGGTTTCCCTGGATAATTCTGCTATACTTTTATTCTCTAATATTACTTCATTGAAAACACAAGCTGCATAAGTTTTTTTTAGGTTATCAGTATCTTGTAAATTCAAAGCGTCAATATTATGTTCATTCAACCATTTAGTTATGTATTGACTTTTACTTGTATCTGTTTCTATGTATTCTTCTTCTTCAATAGCTGGTAATTGTTCTGTAAAGTAAAATCTCTTTTCCTTTTTTTTTAAATCAAATACCATATTCCTTAAAACTAAATAGACGAAATAGAAATTAATCTTTTCGCCTATCATTAAATCACCTGTAAAATTTGACATTTTTAGGTAAAATTCCTGCACTATATCTTTAGCGGTGTCTATATTTACCTTAAAACTTAAAACATAACTTAACCAAAGATCGTTATGCCTTGCAAGTATATGTAACATTATAAGTCTAGTTCAATAGTCAGTAATAATAAATACAATTTGATTGTTTGATATGGAAACTCTTCATTTGGATTTAAGACCTCCCAGCCTAAGCATAGTCTTTGATGTGGTAAACTAAATATAAATCTTAAAGCCCAGTCCATTACGCCTTTCTTAAAAAGTTTTGTTCTTTTTTGTTTTGTAAAACGGTTTCTAATATGTTTTGACCATCTATTTCAAAGCCTACATTGTTAATCATTGACTTTAATTTTATTGGTTCGTCTAGTGGAGTTGGTCTACCACCGCTTTCTGTTTCCTTTATCTTAGAAATTATCATTTGTGTTTCATTCCACAAACTTGGATGGCTTTTATAACGATGAACAATTAAAAACGAATCACTACGATTAACAAACTTCGCACCACCTTCAACATCTCCGGAACTTGGTGGTGTAGGGTAACCTGCAAATTCGTGACCCAAAGGATGCTTAATTCTTATAGCACTTGTAACTGCGTGTACATTAAGCCACATACTAATATCGTTTCGTTTACAAAATTGTCTTAATTCCGTCATTGCTTGATAATCGTAACTATGACCATCTATGTTTTTAGACATTTCATTATCCTTAATCAAACTGTTATAAGGATCAATTAATATGCCCTGATAGTCCCACGCTGCTTTATATGCCTCTCCTAATCTAATCAAATCTTTATAAGTGTATAATTTTTCAGGACTTATAAATTTAAAAAAAATTTTAATTACCTTAATACCATACTGATAGCTTTCATCTGTTAGTTTGTTTATTGGTTCGGCTAATAAGTATTCTATTAACTTTCTAATTATACTATAAGGTTCATTTTCACTACTAAAAACAACCCATTTAATATCGTGCCGTAGCGAATATAATAGCATTAAATACAAGGCCATTGATGTTTTACCTACGTTTGCTTGTCCAAGTATTACGTTAAAATTGCCTTTCTTAAATCTAAAGTATTCGTCTATTGCGGGTATGCCTAATTTATACCCTTCTTTTATTTCACCCTTTCTTATTTTGTCAAGATGTTCTAATTCTTTATTGTAGTCTATTAACATTGATTAGATATAAAAAAAAAGGGGGTAAGTACCCCCTTGTTGTTAGTTAAAATGGTAAGTCATCTTCTCTATCTGGTTGCTGCTCGGCATTAGTCATTTCTTTAGCAGTAAAAACCTTCCACGCATTTAATGAAGTGTAATATTTACCCTCATACTCACGACAATTTACGTTAAAACTAACATCTACTTCTTTTCCTTCTTTGTTGTATTTTAAAAACTGCTCTACCTTGTCTTCACCAAAAATGTCAAAACAAAATATATTGTTATACTCTAATCCGGTGTCTAGCACAAAGTTTATTTTTTTCCATTCGCCTTTTGCACTTGTACCAGTTTCTACCTTATTAATTTTGGTTATTTTACCTCTTACTTTTAAACTCATTGTTATTGTTTTAATTAATTATCTTCTGTTATAAAATCTGTATGTTCTTTGCAATCGCTGCAAAAACCATAAATATCGTCTAATTCACTGTATGGCGACGCGCCACAACAAGAACTAATATATGTCATTTTCTAGTATATTTATTTCCATTATGCGAATCCAGGCGTAGCAATTTGCAATGCTACCTTCATAAAGACTTTCACCTTTATTGTCTAAGATTTGATAATGATCGTTAAACAATCTTTGGACTTTGTATTTATCCATTTTTAAAACTTTCAGATTCATCTTCACCAAATACGCCTAACTGATAAAATCCAGTCATCTTTAAGACGGCCCTTGACATTGCCCTTTTCTCTGCCATTTCTGCAATGTACCAGCTTTGAGTATTACCTTTTTTAAAATCACCGTGTTTAGCAGACCCAAAGGTTTCTAAATAGGCCTCGCCTTTTGTTACTATCGCTTTAAATACTGCATAATCTGGTTCACATCTTACAACCTCATACTTAATGTTTAGTTGTTCTTGACCTAATATCTTTTCAATACCTTGCCTTGTAATTATTGTGTAATGCTGATGCTTAAAAAAGTCAGCAGGATCAAGTTTGTACTTGTTGTATAGCTCTCGCAGTTTATTTGAGTCCATTTACTTCTAATTTAGCGGTTAGTAATTCATTTTCTTGTTCAAGTTCTTCAATGCGTTGAGCCATAGCCTCAATACGCAGCAATGGATATTTAAGGACTTCTTTTTTAAGTTCCTTTAATTCGTTAAGCATTAAATAATTTTCTGTGTGTTTGGCTAGGCCAAGTAAATAAGTAAATCGTTTTTCCATAATAATTAAAATTAGTTTCTCAAATATAAACAAAATATTTGATAAAAAAAATAAGTCATAAAAAAAAGAGAGGACATCCCTGCCCTCTCTAAAATCTAACCAATCAAATTAATAGCAATGAAAAAACACTTGTTCAGTGATTACTACAAATCAAATGTAGTTAAAATTTTTCTTTTTCCAAAATTTTTAACTTATTAGTAAAACCTTCAATCATTTCTTGTATATCTGTGTCGCTAAATTTTACTGTCTTTCTTGACTTATATAATAAAACATCTGAATATCCTTCACCATATTTATTGTCTATAAACTTAGAAAACAAATACTGCTGACCTTGTTGCATTACATTACACCCATAGCACTGAGGAAATACATTGTCTTCATCCCATCTGGTCGAGTAATGTTTTCTAGACATAAAGTGGCCTGCTTGTATTTTATTAATAGGGTATCTTCGGTTGCAGGTTACACATTCAACAAAGTTGTCCCTTAAATACTTTGTACGAATATATTTTGAAAATACCCTATCTAATGCAATGATAAGATTTTTGCGGCTTTTTTTCTTTTTTCTCAAGGTATTAGAACATTGTCTATTTTACCTATTAAGAATCTTAAATTTTCTTTGTCTACTTTTGTTTCTATAACCTCTTTATATGTAAAAAGTTTTAGATCATAAAATTCGTCTGAACCTTCGTGCGGTTTTATTCTTATATCTAGTTTCATATATATATACATCAAACCCTTTACCCTGCATACTATTTATTTAAGGCTTTAGGTGTATTAAACACATTTTAGCAATTTAAATTTCAAACGCATCCCTGCAAGTGCGTATGGCATATTTCAAACTTTCGTTCGTGCATTGACCGAGTTGTTAGTTTGTGGAACATTGCTCGGGTTTACCATTCAATATAAAGAACTGTATTTAGCTACTTATCTTTTCGCTAATCTAGACATTTGAGTAAGTCAAATCGGTATAAACACTTTTCAAATATAAAAAATAAAATTAATTATATTTTAAAGCTGACAATTTTTTTTACAATAACCTAAACAGACTTTATTAAAAGTAATCCATTTAATAAATTTACAGATATATTTCATTTTTTATCGCTTGAAGTTCCATAATAGTATGCAAAAATATTAGATATTACAACGCCTTCTATCATACCCATTAAATGAACAAATAAATCATTTTCTACTACTGATGGTACATATACTACTGCATAAATTGTAAATACAAAAGCCGCAAGTCCTGTTATACCAGTAATTAACATCATCCAGTCTTCGCCACCTGACTTTTTTATTTCCACCTCTCTTTTTCTTGCACTATCTCGATCTGCTACTTCAAGCTCATATAGCTCTTTTAACATATCTTCTTTGTCTTGTGGAGGTATACTATCGTCTTTTGTAATTAAATTCTTTACAACGCCTAAAACACCGCTATCTGGCAATACATCACCTGCCGCACCCAACAAACTTGGCGCAATGTTTGACAAAAACTTGCCTACTTTACTTTCTTTAAAAGGTTTTTTACCCATTCCATCTTGCTTTAGTTCCTCTAATATCGTAGTGGACAAAATTGTTATTACTATAAATACCTATGCCACCTTCTGACATCTTTTCATCTTTTATAAGCCCCTCAATAACTTTAGCTAGTTCTTTAGGTGTGTAACCTTCTACATAGATATCTGCCGCTTTACCAAGTACGTGCTGCGAAAATTTACTGCCCCCAATCGCTTGATTGTGTGACCGTGACCTATAAGCATTTGTAATATTTATTGGTTTGTCTAACGCGTCTCGTAATACTTGTAAGTTCTTAGCAAGTTCTTGAATGTTTTTTAGTTGGTTTTCCGTCATTGGTGTGCCGTCTTTACATTCAAACTCACTACGCTTAAAATTCTTTGTTAATTTCATATCTTTAATTTACTTAAAATCT